GTGCTCTACGACTACCCCACAGCGGATCAGCCGGAGATTTCCGAGCAGGCCTCCGCCACGGCACCGCAGGCGACCGCGGCTGTGCGGGAGCAGGAGACGAACGTCGTGCAGATCCATCAGGAGACGATTGATCTCTCCTATGTCGCGCTCTCGAACTTGCACCGCATGAGCGGCCTAAATACCGCGGGGCAAGAGCCGGCGCATGAGGATGAGCGGCTGTTTCAGCTCCGGCATAAGCTCATCAAGGTCGCCCGCGATGTGGAGCATAGCTTCATCAACGGCTCTTACCAGAAGGCGAGCAGCGCGAATGAGGCAAACCGTACCCGCGGTCTGGTCGAACTCACGCGGTCGAACACCACGATTGACGCGGGCGGCGCGCCGCTCACGGCGGATTTGTTGCGCCAGCTCTACCGCAAGATGGCGGACGCGGGGGCGTATTTCAACAACATGGTCATGTTCCTCTCGGCCTATCAGAAGCAACAGCTCACAGAGGTATATCACAATCAGGTAGGCATGAACTTACCCCTCACACGGCGGATCGGCGGCGTGAATATTTCCGAGGTCGAGACGGACTTCTTTAACATGGGCATCGTGTGGAACCGCTTTGTTCCCGCGGACACGATTTTGATTGCCGACGTGGCACATATCGCGCCGGTGTTCCAAGTTGTGCCGGGTAAGGGGGTGCTTTTTACCGAGGAGCTGGCGAAGACGGGTGCGTCTGAAAAACTGCAACTCTTTAGCCAGATCGGTCTCGCGCATGGTGCGGGCTTCCTGCACGCGAGCATTACCGGCCTCCAAACGGCCTAATGAAAGCGCTCAAAAAGCGGCTGGGGGCACTTGGGCTCACGCCCCCGGCTGAGGACCATACCCTGCTCGAAACCCTGCTCGCCGGGGCGCGCCGTTGGCTGATCGCCGAGACGGGGCAGGAAGCATTGCCGGAACCGCTAGAGGCCGCCGCTGTGGATATGGCGGCGGGGGAGTATCTCGTGTTCCTGCAGACCGCCGGGCGTTTAGAAGGCTTCGACCAAGACCAAGCCGTGCGCCAAATGTCACAGGGGGACACGAGCATTACCTATGCGGTCGAGTTCGGGCAGCTCTCGCCCATAGACGCGCTGATCGAAAAACTCGTCAACCCGCCGGAGACATTGCTCAATGCGTGGAGGCGGATTCGATGGTAGGCAAAGCCCTGCGCCGTCTATGGACGGATCGCTGTGACATCTATCTCCGCGATGGTGCGGTAGACCCCGCCACCGGGCGGACGGTGTTCACCGAGCGCAAGCTCTATGCAGACTTGCCCTGTCGGGTCAGTTTTCGCTTGAGCTTTGAGACCGTCAGTGCCGTGCGTGATGTCGGGGAGGCCGCCGTCTCCGCGACGCAAGCGGTGAAGCTGTTTTTGCAGCCGGATATCATCGTGCCGGCGGGGAGCAAGATTGTCGTGCGGCGCGGTGTCCACGAGACGGCCTACACCAGAACCAGTCAGCCCGCTGTATTCGGCGCGCACCAAGAGATCCGCATGGAACGCTTTGTGCGGTGGGCTTAACGAAAGGAAAACCTCTTATGAGAGATTTATCAGCATTCCTACACAGCAACGCGGCGCAAGTGGAGAACGTCATGTTCTCCGCCTCCGCCCGCTTTATGGGGCAGGACGGCGTGCCTATGGTTTGGGAGCTCCGCTGTGTGTCCTCCACGGAGGACGAAGAGCTCCGGCGTTCAGCCGCCAAACGATCCGACAGAGGCCGAGGGCAGTCGGCCTCTGAGACGGATGTGTCACTCTACCTCGGACGATTAGCCGCACGCTGCACGGTGTTCCCGGACTTAAACGACAAGTCGCTGCAAGACAGCTACTCCGTCATGGGAGCGGATCACTTGCTCCGGGCGATGCTCACGCCCGGCGAGTACGCGGAATACCTGCGGCAGGTACAGAAAATCTGTGGCTTTGATGTGCCGTTCGACGACTTGGTGGAAGAGGCAAAAAACTAATCCGTGAAGGGGATGGAGCGTCCTGCCTGGCACTCTATTGTCTTCACGAATTCAAGATTCTGCCCGGTGATTTCCTGCGGCTAGACCGACGCGAACGCGCCTTTATCGCAGCCGCGATCCAGATCAAAGAGAAAGCGAGGTGAGCCGGTGGCGACCATCCAAACATCCATTGAACTCTATGACGGCGTATCCCCCGTATTGCGCGACATGGGCTATGCCCTAGAGCGGTTTAGCGGACAGATGACGGACTTCGGTGCGGATATGGCGGCGATCACGCCGGACACGGCAGGCATTGCGCTGTTTAGCGCCGCCCTCGGCGGACTGAAGGGCTATGCAATCGGTACACACATGGCGCTCGACACCGTGCTGACCGCCAGCCAATCCGTGATCACCGCCTTCGACCATATGGGCGAGGAGATCGACAGTACATTTCAGGGGATCGGTCAGACTGCGTCTGATCTCGGCGCGCGTTTGCCGCAATATTTCGCGGGGCCGTTGATTGAGATCGCCGGCATGTTCGCGGCCATGGCGCAGAGTGCCATAGCTTCGCTAAACAGCATTGCAAACAGTGCGTGTGTGGCTCTGCATGCGACCCAAGCGGCGGCGTCTGCCGCCGTGACCCTCCAAGCAACGCAGGCGGTGGGGGCTGTTGCCGTGTCTCAAAGCCCTGTGCTCCTATCAAACAGCAGCGCAGGGGTCAGCACGACAAACTTCGCCATGCCAAACAGCACAGAGCTGTCCCTCCCGGCGCCGCAAGTGTATCTCAGCAGCAGTTCACACACCATCGCACCCCCGGCTACCGTGTCGGTGACGGTGCAAAATGAGAACTACATCAACTCCGAAGTGGACGCTGAGGCTGTGTTGCGTGAGATGGAGCACCGCCTCGTGGACGCCGTTGCCAGTTCGATGGAAGGGGTGTATGCGTGAGTTACCAAATGTTCCTAGACGGCTTGCTCTTACCCGTCACGCCGGGTCGCGTGCTGCTGCGTTATCGCGGCGGCAACCAGCGCACAGCCCTGTTAGACGGCGGGGAGATCACGCACCTGCGCACAGGTGAGGGGACAGAAGTCACCTTCACACTCAGCCTGCCGCGCAGACCCTATCCCTTCGCCCGCTATGAGCGGCGATTTTTAGAGCCGGAAGTGTTTTTAGAGCGGCTCTTGGCTCTGCGCGGCAATCGCCGCCCCTTCCGCTTCATCTGTGCCCGTGTGCCGCAGAATGGACGGCTGCTGTCGGACACGAATCTGCGCGTGTCCTTGGAGGGGCTGGAGGTCAAAGAATGCGCCGAGGATGGAGACGATATCACCGCCACACTCACGCTTTGTGAATACCGTGAATATGCCGCTACAAAGGTCATTGTGGAGCGTGAGCGCGTGGTGATCGAAGGCCCCGCGCGTGAGACGGACAATCGCCCGGTTTATGCGACACATACCGTGGTGCGCGGTGATAATCTTTGGAACATTGCCCGTCAACACTTGGGTGACGGGCGGCGTTACCGGGAGATTTTCGAGCTCAACCGTGACCAGATCCAAAACCCGAACCTGATCTTCCCGGGGCAGGTCTTGAGGTTGCCCGCATGAGACCTGTGATCACGATTCAGACGCGGAACTTCCGCTATGAACCCCTCATCGCGCAGGACATTACGCTAGCGTTCACCCGTGCCGGATCACCGGGGACGCTGACCTTTCAGGTGGTCAAGGATAGCGTGATCAGCTTCCATGAGGGCGATAATGTCACCCTGCGGCTGGGTGCGGAAGTACTCTTTGAGGGCTTTGTGTTCACCAAACGCCGCCAATTCGGTGGCGTGATTACGGTTACGGCTTACGACCAGATCCGCTACCTCAAAAACCGCGACACCCGTGCTTATGAGAACTTGACAGCCACGGAACTTCTCCGCGAGATCGCGGGGGATTGGGGGCTCGCGCTCGGTGAGATCGCGGAGACAGCTTATGTGATCCCCAGCCGTGTAGAAAAAGGACGATCGCTGCTCGACATGATCCAAACGGCGATCGACCTCACGGCGGAGCAGACCGGTCACCTCTTCGCGCTCTACGACAAAGCCGGTGCGCTGTGTTTGACACATGTCGAGAATATGGCCTTGGACACGCTGATTCACGAGGGGAGCATTGCCGGTTTTGACTACAGCTCCTCCATTGATCGCGGCAGTTATTCAGCCGTACAGCTCTACCGCCCAAGCGGTACGGAGGGCGAGACCGTTTTCTACGGCGCGCGGCGGGATGATCTGGTCGCCCGCTGGGGCAAGCTACGCCACTTTGGACGTTTAGAAGCGGAGGCCGACGGCGCGGGGACTGCCGAGGCGCTCCTGCGGCAGAAAGGCCGCAAGACCAGACGGCTACGGATTCAAGACGCCGCGGGAGACCCACGTGTGCGCGGCGGGTCTATGTTACCCGTGGAGCTTCACCTCGGCGATACGACTGTGCAAGACTTCCTGATGGTCGAGCGTGTCACACACCGCCTATCTGAAGGCGGGCACACGATGGAACTCATTTTAGTAGGAGGGGAATTTGTTGACTGAGCTCGTGCAAACAATCAAACGTGCCGCCATTGAGGCCGTTGAGGCGGGGCTGCCCGCTGAGCCCTGTATCGGCACAGTCATAGACGATGACCCGCTCACGGTGCGCTTGAATCAACGCCTCACACTCTCTGCCGGGCGGCTGTTGTTCCTCGCGGGACAGCCTAGGCCGGAAGAGGGCGACAGGCTCGCCCTGCTCCGCTTCCCCGGCGGGCAGCAATATCTCGTGTTAGGGAGGCTCGTATGATGAGAGAACTTCGCCCCGACAAAACCTTTTTCCTAGACGAGGCCTCAGGTACAGTGCGCGGCTACATAGACGGTTTCGAGGCCGCGCGGCAAGCGGCTTGGCTCATCCTACACACGGAACGCTATCTGCACCTCATCTACAGCTTTGACTACGGCACGGAGCTTGCGGGGCTGGCTGGTAGTCGTGACAGCTTCTTATTCCCGGAGATCAAACGCCGTGTGACAGAGGCGCTGCTCGTAGACGAGCGGTTCACCGGCACATCTGAATTTAGCTTCCACCGCGCACGCACGCGGGTGGAGGTGCGATTCACCCTACACACAATCTACGGTGACCTAGACATGCAATGGGAGGCGTTTTAATGCAAGAAAACCAAACATTTGAAGCCATCCTCGAACGCCTTTTAGACGGCGGGCGGGCGGCCTTCCCAGAACTCGACACCCGCGAGGGATCCCTGATCCACTCAGCCTTTGGCCCTGCCGCGGCGGAGCTCAGTCGGCTCTATACGGCACTCAACTTCGCGCTTGAGATGAGCTACGCCGACACAGCCAGCCGCGATTATCTCATCCGCCGCGCCGCCGAGCGCGGGATGGCGCCGCGCCCGGCGACAAAGGCCGTGATTGAGGCGGCGGTAGAGCCGGCGAATGTGCAGATTTTACAGGGCGCACGCTTCCATGCAGGGGCTGTGGTCTATGTCATGCGCGGGCGCAGTGCCGCAAACCGCCCTCTGCTCGAGGCGGAGACCGCGGGCACGGTCGGGAACCTCTCCGGCGGGCGGCTCATGCCGGTGGACTTGGTGAGTGGTCTGCAAACTGCGAGTATTCACGCCCTGGCTGTTCCCGGTAGTGATGAGGAGGCGACCGAGGCCTTCCGCGCGCGCTATATGGG